CAAGGCGACACACAAATTGCTATTGCAGAATTAGAAGCAACTGATCAAACAAGGCTAGTTAGAGATATAGCCGGCAGAGAACCTGGAGATGCTGGATACTCTGGTGGTATGATATTTGTTTGGGAAGGTAAAACTCACCAAGTTACAGATTACACTGCACAAGTAGGTTATGCCCTTATTGATATATCAGATGTAGCAAGTACAAATATTAATAGTAGTTACAGTGGCTCAGGACTAAACGCAGGTATTCCTGCTAGTGTAAGAGACCTTTATGCAGGTCTTCCATCTGATGCTACAGCAGAAATCACTATTGCTATTTCATTGTGTAGAGCAACCGGACATGACTTTACACAAATTGGTACGGGCGGATTTAACGATTCTAACTATCCAAACGTTATCTTAGGTGATCCAGAAAATTCACTTGCTGAGTTTTACACAGACTCACCAGAAGCAACAACCGGACAAGTTTGGGAAAGACGTAAAGGGCGTGTGTTCTGGATGAGTACAGACCAATATGGTTTCTTCCGTGTTGGTAAGTTCTTCAGTGTTGATCAAGCAACAGGTGATATTACATTTGCTGGTGAGATTGGACTTTCAAACGCTAACTCACTGGGCTTTAAGAAAGGTGTTACAATTAGTGAGTTCTCAGCAGATGACTCAATGGCTGATGAATCAGGTGAAGCAGTACCAACAGAAAAGGCTGTTGTTAATTACATTAACAGAAGATTAGGTTATAACAGTGGTGGCCAGGTTAATCCTGCTCCGTTAGGAAACAGAATTGGCCCAGGTGCGATGATGCTCAATGGTGATAGTGCTATGGAAGGCACTATGGACATGGGTGCTAACCAAATCACAAACCTAGGCTTACCATTAACTGACGGCACAGCAGCAACTAATAAAAACTATGTTGATGCTAGAGTTAGAGAATATGATTCAATTGACAAGCTGAGAAATATAGAATTTAATAATGTAGCAGAAGCTGACTTAATACTTGCAACAGGTAAGCGTAGAGTAATAGTTTCTCCACCAAGTGGAGGCGTTTGGGCAGCAGCAGATACTATCACAGTAGGTTCTAAATCAGGATTGATTATTGACATTGAATCTGTAACTGATAATATTTTAGGCAGTGCCAGCGATGCTTATGCTGTTACTGTAGTTACATATAATGTTACAGGAACAGGAGACTTTGCTGAAGGCGAAACATTAACTAATGGTACTGCAACTGCAAGTGTGCTAGAAGATCCTGTAGATGAATTTGCAAACGCAAGCGAAGCAACTGCAAGTGATATTAATGTCACAGTATCTAGAACAGCAAGCGGCGCAGAATTTAATTTCCAATATGAAGCACTTTCATTAGAAAATGCAGACGTAAGCGAATCAGCAGCTATTGCACAAAGTAAGTTGGCAATGAACACTGCTGGTACTAGAGCAAACGCTACAGGAATAGCACAAAGTGATCTAGGACTTGCAACCTTCAAGAATACAGAATTTACACATACTAGTGGATTTGTTGAACTTCAAACAAGCTCAAGCACTTCAACTGGTATTGCTCCTGGTAAGTTACAACATCAAGCAACTGACACTGTATTAGGTAGAAGCGCAGCAGGCGATGGCGCAGTTAGTGCTATTTCATTTAGCACAGTGCTAGACGAAGGTGGTGCTGTAACTGACGGCGACTTCCCTGCTTACACAGGTAGCTCTAATCAAGCACTTATTAGAACTGCACAAGATACCTATTCAGTAACAAACATATCAGACGGAGCTGGCGGCAGTACTATAGCAAAGCGTAAATCAACAGGTGCAATCCAAGCAAACAGTTATATTATTGGCGGTGATGCTACTTATGAAATACTAACTGAAAGTTCAGGTACGCTAACACTAAAAACGCCTGCACAAGGTACAATTTTAAGTGCAGTTGGTGGAGGAGTAACTCCAAGTGTAACTTATCCAATTGTGAAAATACCGGGCAAGGTAGATGTTGGTAATACTGCAATTTCAGCAGAAAGTACATTCCAAAGTGGTAGTAGTTATACTGGGGAATCATTTGTTGCTACAGACTGGATTTATACAAAATTCATAGAAGCGAGCAATGAAAGAGACGCTAGTTCGACTGGTATTGCCCTAGGTGATGGCGGCGGATTTACTGATAGTGCTGCAGATACTATTTTGTTGATTACAGGTGGTAGTGAAAGACTAACAGTTAATGACACAACAGTAACAGTTAAACAAGGACTTGTTGTTGATGGTAGTACTAACTTAAAAGGTACAGTTACTATAGGTGATGCATCATCTGACTTGATAAGTGTAAATGGAAGATTTAATACCGACTTACTGCCAAGCACAGACAATGCAATCAATATCGGACAAGGTGGTGGAACACCATTACGTATCAACACTGTCCATGCTGTAACGTTTAGTGGTACAGCAACAACAGCTCGTTATGCTGACTTAGCAGAAAAATATCTAGCAGATGCAGCATATGAGCCAGGAACAGTTCTTGTATTAGGCGGTGATGCAGAAGTCACAACAACAAAAACTAAAGGCGACAAACGTGTAGCAGGTGTTGTTTCAACAAATCCAGCATACCTAATGAATTCAGAACTAGAAGGCGACAATGTAGTTGAAGTTGCACTTGCTGGTAGGGTTCCATGTAAGGTCTTTGGCACAGTTGCTAAGGGAGATATCCTAGTAGCAAGTGCAGTTCCAGGATATGCTATGGTTGATAATAATCCGGGTGTAGCATCAGTGCTAGGTAAAGCAGTTGAAGAAAAACTAGACAGTGGCAAAGGCGTCATTGAAATCGTAGTAGGAAGAGCATAATGGCAAAATTAACAGTTAATATTGGTAGTTCAGAAAACAAGGGCGATGGCGATCCAATACGTACAGCCTTTGATAAGATTAACAAAAACTTTAGCGAACTGTATGCAGGGAACTTTGCTGATCCAGAAAACATCGGAGTTACTTTTAAACCAGATGCGGATGGAAGTCAAGATTTAGGCAGTGCCGATAGACAATGGGGCGAACTACATGTCAAAGACTTTGTCTATATTGGCGGAGTTAGACTAAGTGTTGATGCAGCAGGCAATTTAGTTATTGGCGGAGGCGTCCTTGCTATACAAGACGTACAAGGTGACATTTTTGCAGACGATAGTACCAAAGTATTTGACAGTGCAACTGGAACATTTACTGCTAAATTTGAAGGACAGTTTAATGGTACATTTGCTGCCGATGATTCGACTATACTTATTGACGGTGTAAATGGAACTATTCCAGGGTATGTAAGTGTGGCAACTTTAAAATCAGTAGCTGCGGCAAGTGCAGACTTTACAGACTTCCAAGCAAGAATTGCAGCATTATAAAGCGACAGATAAATATAGTATAATAGGATTTAGAGAATGGCAAATAGATTTCCACTAATAGTTGATACAGACGACAGTAATAAAATTAAAGAACTTCCAACCGGAGACAACTTAGATATTACTGGCGGAGGGATTACTGGCGCAAGTTTTATATCTACAGATCAACTAGTAGTAGATGGACAAACTATAACACCATTTACAGGTAGCTGGAACGATTTAACAGATAAGCCTGTTATCCCTGCAGATGTTGTACAACTTGCAGATTCAACTAACTTGTTAGATCATTTTAGCGGAAGCTGGAATGACTTATCAGATAAGCCTGTTATCTTTAGTGGTGATTATAACGATTTAACAAACAAGCCTGTTGTGCCAACAGATGTTAATCAACTAGGTGATGTTGATAATTTGTTAAACACAGTTACTATTATTGACTGGCCCGATATAACTAGCAAACCTACTACAATATCCGGATTTGGAATTACAGACGCATACACTCAAACAGAAACTGATACTTTACTAGATAATAAAGTTGATAAAAACAGTACGTTTATTGGAGATATGCGAGGAAGTATAATAGGAGAAGACAGTACAATTATTGTCGATTCTACCAGTAGAACTATAAGTGCAAGTTCTATTACAGCTGATTTATTTACAGGCAGATTGGATGGAAACGTAGAAGGTTATGTGTATGGCACAGACGGAACAACAATTCTAGTTGATGGTAATACAAATTCTGTGCCATGGGATATTTTGCAAAAAACGTCTCCTATAAAAGCATTTGGCATCATTCAAGCCAACTCTGGCGGAACACCGACACTAGATGGTGAATACAATCTTGCAAGTGTGGTTCGTGATAGCACAGGAGTTTATACAATAAGTTTTGATACAGACGTAGGTGGAACCTATTTGGTACAGGTAACTGCTAGAACAACAACAGCAGGTAATGCGCTTTCAGCATTAGCATTTACAACTTCGTTGAGTAGTTTTGTTGTTAAAACTTTCAATGCTGGCGGTGCCTTAAACAACAATGTGTCATTTGCAGTAACAGTAATAGGACTAGGATAACATGGCAATACGAGTAATAAACATAGGATCAATTGCAAACGACGGTACAGGTGATGATCTTCGCACAGCGTTTGATAAAATAAATGACAACTTTGAAGAATTAGATACAAGATTTCCTGCTGCAACAACCGGAGTAAATTTAGGTGCCATAGGCGAAGGTTTGTTTGTAAGTGCAGAAAACAGTGTTTTAAGTTTTAAAAAAATTGTAGCAGGAAATAATGTATCGCTTGCCAGTGCTGCTGAAAACGTTACTATCAGTGCAACTGGAGGATTAGATACACTCTTAGTTGTAAGTGATGGTGGAAGTGTAACAGTTGAACGTGGTCAATCAATGGCTATTAATGGCGGCTTAGGAATAGTAACTTCTGCTTCAGGTCAAAACATAATTGTTGATGCATCTGACGGTGTGCTTGCCGCAGACGGAAATCCTACTTTAAGTGCTACCCTTGATGCTGATAACAATAATATTGTAAATGCTGGACAGATTACAGCAACACAATTTAATGGTCCTTTAGAAGGATTAGTGTATGGCATAGACATACGAACTATTTCAGGATTTTACGAAGATTTCGACTTTGGAGAAATCATCGTTCCTAATTACACATCAATTATTGAATGGCTTCAACGTGAAGTAGATGTTGATTTTGGTACATTTATTGCGCCAGGATTAGTGTTTGGAACTGTGGATGGAGGAACGTTTGTATAAGTTTTTCCGATAAATATATTAAACAGGATTTACTTAATGGCAAACTTTTGGACACAACCTTCTAGAACAAAATTAGCAATACTGCAAGAAACTGTCACAACTACGGTTAATTTGCCGTTGTCAGAACCTACTGCAACAACACAAGTTATAAGTGGCAATTTGCCAGCAGGCATGCGTCTAAGAAATAATATCATAGAAGGCACTCCTTATGAAGTTGCAAGGAATACTGATTATACTTTTGTAGTACGAGCTACTTACAACAACCAAATAAGCGACAGAACTTACATAATAGAAGTACAGGGTGCAGATGAACCTGTATGGGAAACTGATGAGGGTCTATTACCTATAGGTAGTAATAACACTTATTATATTTTAGATAGCGCACCAGTAGATTTTCAGTTAGTTGCAATTGACACAGATACAGCAGCAGGACAAGAACTAGAATATTATATAGGAAGTAAAGACGGAACACTGCCTCCAGGTATATCACTTACCTCAGATGGAAGATTAGTAGGCATTGTAGATCCTATTCTTGCTCTTGATAAACGTACTGGCCAAGGCGCTTATGACACAGCAGCTTTTGATTCAGACAATAACCCTTACGATTTTGGTATTAAACCGTCTAATGGTTTTGACAGTTTCTTTTATGACGCTACCATTTATGATCTTAGCATACCTTCACGTAGTCCAAAAAAATTAAATAGATACTACGAATTTACAGTAAGTGTTAGTGACGGTGATACTATTGCTAGACGAACATTTAGAATTTTTGTCGTAGGAGATGATTTCCTACGTGTAGATAACACCATCATGCAAGTTGGAACTGGTGTATTTACAGCAGACAACACTCACATCAGAACACCAATTTGGCTGACACCTAGAAACTTTGGTTACAGAAGAGCTAACAATTATGTTACTCTTTATCTCGATATTATAGATCCAAATACTTTGTCAGGTGTTGTTTCCTATACACTTAAAACAGTTAATGATGACGGTACTCCTAGTGTTCTTCCTGAGGGTATGGTACTAGATGCTACTACAGGAGAAATAGCAGGTAGAGTTCCATATCAACCTAGTATCAATAGAGAGTACAAATTTACAGTTACAGCAACAAGATACGGTCCAACAAGTACTTCTGAGTTTGTTACCATTAGATTGTTAGAAGATGCACAGGTAGGATCTTCTAGAATAAAAATTGTTAAAAACCCTGATTTAGATTTACTTGTAGGGAAAAATGTAAATCTTGGTAATAAGTCTTATACTATAATAGATGTTGATAGCAGAGATTTTGCTTTTGATGTAATTACGGTAGGTGAGCCTTTAGACATAGTGATATATGATAGTGCTATTGCACCGTCTAGTTCATTAAATATTTTCAAGGTAGGAGAACCTTTCCTTGAAAATTTAATTGGACAAAGTTTTCAAGTAGGCGCTCAAAATATAACTATTACATCTGCTGATTACAGATACAAATATTATAGAGCAAGAACACCGCATACATCAAAAACATTTACTGGTGATATAGGAAGAAATTTATGGGACGAAATACCTGCACCTTCAGACACAACAGGTATTAATGTTTGGAGTTCGGATGTAAGTTATAATGTAGATACTGTTGTAAAACATAATCCTGATAGATATGAAACAATAGGAATTGAAACTCCTACTAGTGTTAATCTATATGCAGGCACTAGTGCAGAGGTAGGACTTCCTGGAGGGCTTGTTGCAATAGCTAAGAAAGATGAAACTTACACTATACAAGTTGTTGATGGATTACAAAATGAAACAGCAGCAAGCACAAAAACTTTTACCGTTACATTGTTGGGTGATGTAGATAGTAAAATTACATTTACAACACCAAGTGATTTAGGTAACATTAGTGCAAATTATATTTCAACACTAATAGTTGAAGCAACATCTACGGTGCCTAACACCCGTATGTTATACAGTTTAACAGATGGACGTCTTCCTCCTGGTTTGAGTCTAGCATTTGATGGTTCTATATCTGGACAGGTTAATCAATTTGGTAGTGCAACAACAATAGGTATGACGACTTTCGATACAACAGGATTCACACTGGATGGAAATTCAACTAGCATAGATCGAAAGTTTATCTTTACAGTTCGGGCTCAAGACCAATTTGGGTACAGTGCGCAAGAAAAAGAATTTTCAATTACTGTAAGTGATCCTGATAATAAGTTGTACAGTAATCTATTTGTAAAACCATTTATGAAAAGAGAGTTACGCAGTGTATTCAACACATTCATTAGTGACCCTGATATATTTGACCCGGATTATATTTATAGACCTTACGACAGAAATTTTGGTTTGCAAAAAGAATTAAAGATGCTAGTGTATGCAGGATTAGAAACTAAAGAAGTAAATGAATATGTTGCAGCCGCAGCAAAGTATCATAAAAGGAAAAAATTTAAACTAGGTCAAATAAAAACAGCAGTGGCAAAAACTCCAGGAACTAATGATGTTGTTTATGAAGTGGTTTATATAGAAGTTAAAGACCCGTATGATCCTGTTAAAGGAGAAACTAGGAAAAGCTATAGAATTAAAACTAACAATAAAATCAAAGCAGACAACTCGCAGTCTGGTGTAGAGGCGGTAGAAACAGTTGTTATTTCAATTCCTGGTAGGAACGGAGATATAGGAACTCCGGTATCACAAGGTAGAATACAAGTACAATTACGTTCTGGCCTAGTGCAAACAGGGGAAAATAATACTGTTACAATTACACTTAGAGATTTAACACAAGTTGTAGTCAATTCAATTATATCTATAACATCTCCTGATTTAACAGCACCATGGTCATTTAAACCAGATGTTACCAATACTATCAAAGCAGACACTGATGCTATAGACACAAGTTTTTCAAAAGATGACAAACGCTATATTGCAAACATAGACAATATGAGAGACAGTCTTTTTGATGTAGGTATCACAGAGTACGAATTTTTACCACTGTGGATGAGATCAAATCAAGAAGAAACATTGCAAGAACTGGGATATGTTACAGCAATACCGCTATGTTATTGCAAGCCTGGCACATCTAAAATCATACAAAATGCAATAAAATTTACAGAATTTGATTTTACACAGTTTAATTTTGATATAGATAGATATATAATAGATAACACACTTGGTAACAGTGACGAACAATATATTTTGTTCGCTAATTATCAATTCAATGTTTAACACAGATAAATACTTTTAGGAGAGTATAAAAAATGGCAAGTGAAATAAACTCAGCTGATATTAATGAAGCATACCCTGTAGCAGGGCAAGACAATGACTCGCAAGGGTTTAGAGATAATTTTAAGTTAATCAAAAATGGATTGGCAACAGCCTCAAGCGAAATTACTGATCTTCAAACTAACACTGTAAAATTAAATGCTACAAATGATTTTAATGGCAATATTATCAGTGAAGCAAACTTCATTAAAAATACAGAAGAAGTTTATGTGTCGGATGAAATTGGTAGCTCTCAAGATATTAGCTGGGAAAACGGTCACTATCAAATTATCACAGTTGGAGCAGATGTTACACTAACCTTAACAGGCTGGCCAACAAGTGGTGTTTTAGGTAAAATGCGTTTGTTACTAAAGCGTGATACTTCTGTTAGATCAGTTACATTTGGTGTAGGAGCAGGTACATTAAAAGTTAATACAGCTTGGCCGTCTAGTAACGCAACTCTTTCAATATCAGGACAACAGGATCCTACAATAATTGATTTTTGGACTAGCGATGGCGGATTAACTGTTTATGGACAATTCTTTGATCTATTTAATGAACCAAGTTAATAATGTTTAATCCTTTAGTTGATAATTTTAACGAACTTTCAGATAACGAAATTGAACTTAAAATAAGCGAGCTTTCTCGTAAATATTTTATTAGTAAAAATCCTCAGGTACAACAACAAATTTCTGTCATGCTAGACATGTTCAAGGAAGAAATGCACCTTCGCCGTGCATTGCAAAAACAAAAACAACTCGAACAGCTCGAAAATGGCGAAAATGATCTTGACAATTTAATCAAGATCAGTTAATATACGTAGATGCTAATGAAAACAGATTCTTTAGGAATACCACGATTCTCTAACCGCGATTTAATCGATATGATCTATTCAGGTTATGCGGATAAAGTTCATGTGGTGTTGTGCGATGCAAACGATGATATAGATAAATTCAATGCCGCGATGGAAGAACAAGGCTTTGACAAACTACAGAAATATATCCCACTAGATGTAGATCAAAAGACTTTTGACGGTGTATGTCAAGGTGAATGGTTTATGCCTGATGAATATAAGAATTTAGATATCGCTCAATGGTTGTATGCTAAGGTTATGGAAAACTTACAAACAACACAACCTTGCTTGCAATCCAAAGAATGGATACGAGCAAAAGAAGAATTAGATGAATTTCTAAATCGTGATATGGGAAACTTGTTACGCTATATGATTTATCTTGTGGATTTTATGCGTGAGAACGACATTGTATGGGGTGTAGGACGTGGATCAAGTGTAGCAAGTTATGTGCTGTATTTGATCGGTGTGCATCGTATTAACTCAATCCAGTATGGCCTGGATTGGCGAGAGTTCTTGAGATAAGTACTAATATAATTTTAGGAGAAAAATTATGCCAATGAAACAAACAGGACGTAAAGTCTATAAAAGTATGCAAGGTAAAACCCTTGATATGGATCTACTCCGTCAGCGTAACGAGCTAACACCGGCAGTAGGTAATGCAAAAGTAAATGCACGAGGCGACGAACTCGGCCCAGGCGGCAAAATTATTCGTAAAAAAGAAGAAGTATTAAAAGATTATTACACTAACAGTAGCACAATGCCTGATGAAATACCAGTTAGAAAGCAACAGCAAAAAGATTTAACTGACGATTGGGTTGAGCCAGTAAAAACTAAATCATCTAATAAAAATGCAGAACCAGAATGGGTAGAGGATGCAGACGGCAACTTTGTAGCGAAAGGTGAATAATGATAAACTACGATGAGCTTTCAAAAGGTAAAAAAGGTTACCAAAGTACAGTAAAGGCACAATCAATTCGTCCTATTAATAATAGGGTAATTGTTACTGACATGCACTTCGGTGAGCAAACCACGCAAGGCGGAATAATACTTACAAGCGATGATGGCAAAGATCGTGGAATTAAACCACGCTGGGGTAAAGTATTTGCGAAAGGACCTGAAAATGATGATCCTTACAACGAAGGCGATTGGATACTTGTAGAGCATGGTAGATGGACACGAGGATTTGATGTTGAGCTTGAAGGATTCGAAGAAGCAAAAACTATGCGCATGGTAGAAGCCGAAAGTATTTTAATGTGGTCTGATGAAGAACCACAGGATATGCTTTGGGGAGACAAAGAAGGGGCCGGTCCTTCAGAATCAATTAATCCAGAAAATTTTGTAAGAGCATAAGAGGAAAGAATGACAAACCCATTTAAAGACATTGACACGTTTGGTTCTGCGTGTGATCAAGAACCGAGTGAAGCAAACTATAAAATGTATCTTAGTTTGATCAAAGAAGAATACGAAGAACTACAAGAAGCAGTCGAAGCAAATGACACTGTAGAACAACTTGATGCACTTATTGACATTCTTGTTGTTACTATGGGTGCTATTCGTGCAGGCGGTTTTAATGGAGAAGGTGCGTGGAAAGAAGTAATGGATACGAACTTTGCAAAGATCGACCCAGAGACAGGCAAAGTACGCAAGAGAGAAGACGGCAAGGTATTGAAACCAGAAGGTTGGAAGGCACCACAATTAGCACAGTTCATCAAATAAATTGGCCAGAGTTTTGGTTACCTCCAATTAATCTTTGGACAGTTCCCCAAAAATAATACTTGACTCCTATCAGTTTATACGTTATAATATGTAATAAATTGTTAGGAGTTTTTCTTTGGCTACACACGGCATGATTGATTTAGAGACACTAGGCGTAGAGCCTGACAGTGTTGTTATGACTCTAGGTGCTATTAAGTTTGATCCATTTAGTGATGCAGAGCCTCACACGCCATTATATTTGCGTGGAGATGTAGAAGAACAAAGCGAACAGTATGGGCGTTCAATTGACGACAATACTCTTGCTTGGTGGGCGACACAACCGCAAGCAATCCAGGACGAAGCATTTGGTGATCATAGCGATCGTGTAACTGTACAAGAAATGTTGCGTCAATTAAACAAATGGAGTGTAGGTTTAGATTATATTTGGTGCCAAGGTCCTACGTTTGATTTTGTAATATTACAAAGTTTATATAAGGACGCTGAGAAACCTGTACCGTGGAACTATTGGCAGATACGAGATAGTAGAACACTATTTGCTATGATGCCTCAGGATCCGCGAAAAGCAATACAAGAAGAACTACATAATGCATTAGCAGATTGTTATTATCAAGCAAAATGCGTACAACAATCATATAAACACTTTGGAGTAAAGGCACGATAATGAAAGACTTATGGGTAGAAAAATACCGTCCTAAAACAGTAGATGGTTATGTGTTTCGAGATGAAGCACAAAAAGCACAAGTGAAAACTTGGATTAAAGACAAGACTATTCCACACTTGTTGTTTAGTGGCAATGCTGGTATTGGTAAAACAACACTTGCAAAACTGTTGTTCAACGAACTAGATGTTAATGATTTAGACATACTAGAGATTAACGCAAGTCGAACAAACTCAGTAGATGATGTTCGTGATAAAATTGTAAATTTTGTCCAAATGATTCCATTTGGTGATTTTAAGGTTGTATTATTAGATGAAGCTGACTATCTTAGTCCAAACGCTCAAGCGGCTTTGCGCGGTGTTATGGAAGAATATCACACTACTGCTCGTTTTATTCTTACTTGTAACTATCCTAACAGAATTATTCCTGCTATCCACTCAAGGTGCCAAGGGTTCCATATTGCAAAAATTGACCAAACAGAATTTACAGCCCGTGTGGCTGAAATCCTCATCACTGAAGGAGTGACTCCAGACTTGGATGTCTTAGATACATACGTAAAGGCTACCTACCCAGATTTGCGTAAGTGTATCAACACCGTACAAATGAATAGTGTTGATGGTGTGTTGAATAAGCCTAACGAAGGTGATACAGGCGAGAGTGACTGGAAGCTGGACATGGTCGAACTGTTCAAAGCAGGTAAGATTCAAGAAGCACGTAAATTACTTTGTGGTGCTATTCGTCCAGAAGAAATGGAAGAAGTGTATCGTTGGTTGTATGACAATATCGAATTGTTTCCGGATCCAGACCAAGCGGTGCTAATTATTAAACAAGGACTAGTTGATCATACCTTAGTTGTAGATCCGGAGATTAACTTAGCCGCAGTATTAATCAAATTAGCGAGGTTACAGTGACATATCTAGTTGTAGATAATTGCATTAAATGCAAACACATGGATTGTGTTGAAGTATGCCCAGTAGATTGTTTTTATGAAGGTGAAAACATGTTAGTAATCAATCCCGACGAGTGTATTGATTGCGGAGTATGTGAGCCCGAATGTCCTGCTGATGCTATACTTCAAGACACATCTTTTTCTAATCAAGCCGAAGCAATAAGGTGGGAAGAAATTAATAGAGAGTATAGTGCCTTATGGCCTAATATTACAATTAAAAGAGAGGCGCCGTCAGATGCAGAAGAATGGAATGGTGTGCCAGATAAGTTTGAAACACATTTTAGCAAAAACCCTGGAAAGGGCGATTAATGATAAAAGTTTATGACGATGTTCTTCCTAAAAAAATTGTACAGGATCTAGAACATCTTTTTTCTAACACACCTGTCAAATTTGTTTTTGCTCCAGGAACGGTGGATCAAGATCAAGTAGAAGGAATCACTGAACATAAAAACATTGTGGATACTCCGCAAATTGTTCATATGGTGTATGGTGGTAACAGAGCAGAAAGTGAATATTGGCCTGATATAAAATCATTACTTTATTTTATTGAAGACAGGGTAGGTATTGACATAATAGGTATAGACAGGGTGAAAGCAAATGTTTTAACTCCGCATCCTAAAGCACACAAAAATAGTTTTAATATGCCACACACAGACAGGTATGTTGATCATCAAGGTCTTAATTGGTATAGCCTTGTATATTACATAAATGATTCAGATGGCGATACATTTCTTTTTGAACAATATGCAGGAGAAACATTAGATGCTGATAGAATAGCAAAGAGAGTACCTCCTAGAAAAGGATCTTTTGTTATTTTTGACAGTACAAGATGGCATGCAAGTAGTAATCCATCTAAAGGACATAGAATGATTTTAAATTTTGTTTTAGCAACGAAGGAGAAAATAATTGAAAGTTAAGCTAATATCATATTCACAACCTTCTGAAGAATTCATGGAAGAAGGTGTTACTAATGCACAAGAACTAATTGCATTTTGTGCAAGGGTAAGCAATCCTTCAAATCAAATGAACAAAGAAACTAGTGAAAAATTAATCAAGTACCTAATCAAACACGCACACTGGTCACCATTAGAAATGGTTAGTGCTTGTTTAGAAATCGATACCACTCGTGACATCGCACATCAAATTGTGCGTCATCGTAGTTTCAGTTTCCAAGAGTTTAGTCAGCGTTATGCTAATCCAGAAGATATGGGAGACCAATTTGTCATCCGTGAAGCTAGGATGCAGGACGAAAAGAATCGTCAAAATTCTATTGAAACAGATGATGAAAGATTACAAGCATTTTGGGAAAACTATCAGCGTGGTGTTATTGAAGCAGCAAAAAATGCATACGATTGGGCAATTCAAAATGGAATAGCAAAAGAACAAGCTCGTGCAGTATTACCAGAAGGCTGTACTAAAACTCGGTTATATATGAATGGCACTTTACGTTCATGGGTGCATTACATTGAACTACGTGGTGCTAACGGCACACAAAAAGAGCATATGGAAATTGCTCATGCCTGTGCCAAAGTAATTGCAGAAATCTTTCCATTAGCGAAGGATCTTGTTAGTGAAGTCTAAGTTTATAGATGCTTATATGGATGTAGCAGAGCGGTTTGCACAACTTAGTTCTGCTACACGATTACAAGTTGGTGCGATTGTTGTAAAGGATGATCGCATTATCTCTATTGGCTACAATGGTATGCCTAGTGGTTGGGATAATGTGTGCGAACACGAAGGAAAAACTAAACCAGAAGTTTTACATGCCGAGTCTAACGCAATCGCTAAACTAGCACGTTCGCCCGAAAGCGGCGATGGTGCAACTATTTTTATTACCCATGCACCTTGCATCGACTGTGCTAAACTGATTTATCAGAGTGGCATAAGAGATGTTTATTATGCCCAGTCATACAGATCTAAAGACGGGTTAGATTTTTTAGAAAAATCTGGTATATCTGTTAATAAGGTAGAAAGGGGCTAATTGCCCCTTTTATTATTCGTCCCCATATACCTGGAGTACTTCTTTTACCGCTTCATGGCGCTCAATATCTCCTTGTGCGAAATAAACTATATCAAGTCTGGATGCTCTTCCTGTTTCTAGCAATTTAACAAAGTCAATTAGACCATTGTCTTTTAATCTATCTGCTTGTGCTAGGTCTCCAGTAACAGCCATTTGACTGCCTTCGCCTAATCTAGTTAATAGCATTTTCATTTGATTAGGTGTAGCATTTTGCATTTCGTCTGCTAGAATAAAAGCATTTTTAAAGGTGCGTCCTCGCATGAAAGCAAGTGGTGCTATTTCAATAATACCTTCTTCTATCATGCCTTCTATTTGTCTTGCGTCAAAATATTCTCTTAACACATCAAAAATAGGTCTTGTCCAAGGCGCCATTTTTTGTTCTAATGTGCCTGGTAGGAACCCAAGATCCTCATCAACCGATACTGCTGGTCGTGTAACAATAATTTTATCAATTTCTCCTTGTTTAAAGAGTTTGACTGCTACTTGAACTGCCAACAGAGTTTTACCTGTTCCTGCCGGCCCGATGCCAAAGACTATATCTTTCGACGGGTCTAACAGTTTGCATATGTAGTTTTCTTGATTAATGTTACGGGGAATTATAGTTACTTGTTTTTGTTTTTGAAATGTGTTTATATTAACAACGTTGTTGTTAAACTGTTGCTGCCTAGCAGCTTTTCTTTTTGCACCCATTAAGTCCTCCTTATGGAATGTATGGAAGTATGCAGGGTAGTGTGCTTTGTTGTAAAGCATTTGCCCTACAAAGTATTTACCAAGTTGGTCAGAAATTAAAATACAAACATATCCTTTTGATACGATAAATAAGTATAGCAAGAAATAGGACAGCAAAATGCATGATATTCAAGATGTAATCAAGAACATAGATAACATTTACAATAGTAATACAGGTTTTGAAATTTTAAAAGATTTTGAACGTGTTATCGACGAACTCGATTTGTATGTTTATAAGAATTGGGAAGATGGCGAACTAATGTCAGGACCTGATATAAGCAGACATTGGGTTACTTGTTCTTTTATGTGGCCTAGAGCTGATATGCCAGATCCAATGGGCGGCAAACGTTTATTAGATTATGACTGTAAAGTTAGTTACAAAAGAGACTACATAACAAAACCAAGAAAAATCCGTAAGCCGGATGACGTGCGTCTTGGAACTAAAAAAGGAAAACTTGATAGACATGCAATTTGGGTAGTTGAAATTCAAATGCCTAAAAAATTAATGGCAGATATTTATGGCGGCTATAACGAAGTAATAAAATACGAAGAGCCTGCCACACAAGAACAAACTCCAGATATGCAAGCACAACCAGCTGATATGGCTGCAATGCCACCAGGTGGAGCAGCACCTGCACCAGCACCTGAAGGTGGTGAAGTTGGTGCAGCTGATTTAGGAACAATTTAATATGGGACTCAGAAACGAAGATCTTAAAGATATGATTGACCACATTTTTGAAATTGATTCGTTCGCTTCAAAAATGGGAGACGACAAAGATATTGTTACACTAAGTTTCAGCATTAGATCAAAAGATCCTGCAGACGATTTGGTTAGTTTTATAGAAAAAGGTTATCCATTTGTACTAGATAGTGATGTAACATCAGGCGAACAAAGTGACGGCACATATAAAGTGTTTGTCGAAATGGAAAGAACCAAAGAAGTGCCAGAGCAAATTATGGAACTAATTGATGGCATTTCAAAACTATCAGGTAAAGACGATTTTAAATTTCGTTACTATAAAAACTTTAGATCAGTGCCGTGCAGTTTAGATGCACTATCAGCTTCAATTCCGGCTGACCCTGATCAATATGGCATAAAAACTAATGAATCTAAATTAGAAAACTATAAAAACTTCTTTAATAAAAGTTATGTGGATTCAATCGTCATGGAAGACGAAATACTTAGAATTCAGAAGAAGTATGCAGATCCTGTTTATTTCAAATTCATTGATGTTGGAGATAAACATGATGTTCTTGATAGTATAAAAGAAACTATCAATGTAAATGATTTTTCAGAAATCATTTTTCTTTCAAAGTACATAGGCGACTATAACATTACTAAATATGGTAATAAGCTAACTCTAGAGAACGAAGAAAAGTTGCTTGTTCTCGAAAGAATTGTAACATAAGGAATTAGACAATGCTCACAGCAGATCAATTTGGGGAATTATTTCCTCGTTGTAAAGATCCAGAAGGCTGGGTTGATGCAATGAACGAAGTATTTCCAGAATATGAAATAAACACGCCTAAGCGAATTGCTGCATTTATTGCGCAGTGCGGGCATGAATCAGGTGGATGGAGAACATTCTCTGAAAATTTAAATTATAGTGCAAAAGCACTTGACGCAGTTTTTGGCAAGTACTTTGTACGTGCAGGAAGGGACGCAGAAGAATATGCTAGACAACCAGAAAAAATTGCAAATGTCGTGTATGCTAATAGGATGGATAATGGTGACACTGACAGTGGGGATGGTTGGCGCTATCGCGGCCGTGGTCCTATTCAGCTAACTGGTAAGGCAAACTACACTGCTTTCTCAGAAGATATGGATGTAGATGCAGTTGATGATCCAGATCAAGTTTCAGATGATAAGAAAATTGCACTAATGAGTGCTATTTGGTTCTGGAATAAAAATGGACTAAACCGTTATGCAGACAGTAGCGATATTAAAACAATGACCAAACGCATCAATGGCGGATACATTGGACTAGAAGATCGCATACATCATTGGAAAGTTGCACTTGCTGCAATGGGAGAAATGCACGACGACTTGCATGAATCAGACGATGAAGATGATTCATTTGATCTTGATGATATTGGTGTGTTACGCAAAGGTGCAAAAGGCGAAGGTGTTAAATTAATGCAAGAAGCACTTGGTATTAGTGCAGATGGCGACTTTGGCCCTGGTACAGAAAGAGCATTAAAAGAATGGCAAGCCGCAAATGGGCTTGTAGCAGACGGTATTGCCGGACCTGCAACACTTGGCGAACTATTGGGATAACTATTAGTATGTTTAGTTCAATAAGAATTGCTATTGTTTTAACACTACTTGCTGCCGCAGGTGGCGGCTACATGTATGTTAAGAAATTACAAAGCGATTTAGATACTGCTAGAGCAAATGTTGCAAAGATGGAAATCGCTGTACAAACTAGCGAACAAAGTCTTAAACTTGAAAGAGCAGAATCTGCAAGACTTGGAGAACTAAACAGTCAGTTAAGTGCTGACCTACAAAAAGCAGAGCAGTACGGAGATGAACTTCGTTCTACTCTGCAAAAACATAACCTTACACACTTGGCTAATAAAAAGCCAGGTTTGATACAAAAGAGAATGCAAAATGCGACTGATAAACTATGGGATGATCTTGAGTCTATCACTGCTCCTTCTACAGGGGTGCAGCCTACTGACTCCGGAACCACAGATAGTAACAGTAACTAATACAGTAAAAACCACTGTACCAATAGTTGCTCACCCTAAAGGCGTTCAATTGAACGATGTTAAAATCTATGTGGTTTCAAAAGAGAATTACGATGAGTTTATAAAAGACTTTGAAGCAAAAAATGGCGGCGATGCTTACATTGCGATCTCTGTAAAAGACTACGAAAACCTTTCTTTAAACTTTGCTGAACTACGTAGGTATATAGAACAGCAAAAGCAAATCATTCTTTACTACGAAGAAGCAGTAAAGCCAGAAGAAAAAACTCCAGAATCTAAATAAATACACATAGTAAAACATAGGGGTTATTATGTGGGAAATGATACAACAGATGGCGGGAGACCGTCTTTGGATCTACACTAGTATTGCAGGGTCATTACTAGGTGCGGCGTTTTTGTTCTGGTTCAAAGATACAAAAATGGCAATATGGGCAGTAAGCAAGTTTGATCGTACATTAGAGTATCTAGCAATACGCTGGGGTTGGACTTGGCTCCAAAACGATCCAAATGCCTGGCGTGTAAAGTATCCTAAGATAACTTCAAAGATAGATGAGCTAGAAGCTCGTATTGCTAAACTAGAGGGGAAAAAGTGATGGCAGAAGAAGAAATCAAAGCAGCAGGACTTCATCCAGCAGACACCAACGGTGATGGAAAAGTATCCGATGAAGAACATGCAATGTATCTTGAGTTTAAGCGTAAAGAACTAGAAGATGCAGATGCTCGTAGAGATGCAATGCGTACAATGACATGGTTTGCTTTAGCAGGAATGTTACTATACCCTGCGGCAATTCTTATTACATCATTGATGGGCCAAGATAAAGCCGCATCAATAATTGGTGACATAGCACCAACATATTTTGTTGCAATTTCTGCATTAGTAGCAGCCTACTTTGGTGCTAACGCATATACAGATAAAAAGAAATAATCACTAACGTTAATACCTAATAGTCCATGCGATAAGTACATGTATGGACTATTATTCTATTCTAGGTATTCAACGTAATGCTTCGCAAGACGATGTGCGCAAGGCGTATAAAAAACAGTCTATGAAACATCACCCAGACAGAGGTGGTGACGAAGAAGAATTCAAGAAGATTAACGAAGCATATCAGAATCTAAGTGATCCGCAAAAACGTGCGGCTTACGATAATCCTCAACCCCAATATAGATTTGATACTAGTGGTATGGGCGGCGGCTTTGAAGATGTATTTGCTAGTATGTTTGGCGGCAGAGGTTTTAATCCTAGACAAAGACAACCAGTAAAAAATCCTGACATCACTGTACAAACTAGTATCAGTATGAAAGATGTTTATACAGGTAAAAAACTTTATGTCACTTATGCATTACAAAGCGGGCAGAATGAAAGGGTTGAAATAAATATC